TCAGAAAGATATCGGCGCCTCATGCACATAACCCAAATGGTTTCCCGATAGCGCCGCGGGCATCGCCACCTGAAAAACCGAATTGTCCTCCGCCCGGATGTGAGCAATCGAGTAGCCGCCACTCCAATTGGCAATCCCCGCGCAATGAACCCACCCATCGGCAGGCGTCACAATGGGATTGCTGGTCGGTTTTCCATTCTTGTAACTCGCGACATCCAGTAGTACAGATCCTTTCTTGCAACGCAGCCACAGCATGAAAGTGATATTGCCTTCGGTCAAAGCGCCATACGCGGCAGCCGGGCATCGCCGGATGCCATCCACAACGTCCGGACTGTAATTCAATGCCCCGCAATTGAGTTCCGCCACATAAAACTCGCTGCCGTAGCGAAAATTCTTGCGTGTCGGAAATGCAGCCAACAATTCCTTGACTGGCGCAGCCAACTCACCGCTACCGCCACCATTGGTCGTATTGTCATGGATGAATTTTCCAGCACTGGCTATCGTCACCGACTGCGCATATGAGGGCTGCGTCAACGGAGAGAGCGCAAACTGGTTGTTGAATGCCACCGAAAATGGATTGTCATAAACCACCTCCAGAGAAATAAACCGGCCGCTATCGCGCACCAGATTTTTCCGGGTCATCCGATCAACGGTGATGCCATCGACGATCCCATACCCCGCCAGCGTGGTCGCCTTGTCCGCCTTGCCCGCCAGCTTATTGGTGATCGTTGCGGCGAAGTTGCCATCGCTGCCCAGCGCATCGGCCAGTTCTTTCAAGGTATTCAGCGCGCCGGGCGCGCCAGCCACCACGCCATCGATGGCGGATTTCACATAGGCGACATTGGCCGCCTGCTGGCCGCCGGCATTCGCCGCCGGCGTCGGTACCGTCGGGGTGCCGTTCAGTTGCAGGCCGTCCTTGGTGGCGCTGGCCACGCCCACGCCGGCCACTTGCAGGGATAGCAGGTTGGCCACGCCATCGATATCGCCGATGAACATCTGGTTGCTGGCATTGATGCCAGCAAGCCGGCCCACCGCGCCGCTGGTCGAGGTCACTTTCAAATACTCGACATTGCGCAGCGTGCGCGAGCTATCCAGATTGCTGGCCAGCTCTGTTTTGCTGACACCATCGGCAATGCCATATCCCGCCAAAGTCGTCGGTTTGCCGGAGACGATCTTGCTCCAATCCAGCGCCGGCACATCGCCCGCTTGGATGGCACGGGCGGCGGTGATGCGGCCTTTGGCGTCCACCGTCACTTGACCATAGTTGCCGGGCGCCACGCCGCTGTCGCGCAGCGTCAGCTGGCCACTGACATCGCGGCTGCCATCGAAGACGACATTCCAGCTGCCGTCGCCGGTCGCCTCGATCTTGCGCGCGGCGCTCAGCTTGACCGCGCTGCCGGAGGGTTGCTCGCCGCTTTCCAGCTTGTCCACCCTCTCCTTCAGATGGACGGTGCGGTTGGCCAGCTGCTTGCCTTGCAGATTGTCGATGCCGTCCGGCCCGGCCAATACCGGGTCGGAAGTTTCCAGTTGATAGATGCCGGGTTCCCAGAACGGCTTTTCCTGCAGATTAGCCATCTTTTCCTCGCTTGAATGACAGTTGCGCTGCGCCGCCCCAAGCGGGAACGGCGGTCCATGGGAAGTGAATGGGCCGGCGATGATCGCCAGCCCATATTCCAATGCCCGCATGCGCCCCGGCCATGGAAAACATGACCCAAGGTTTTCATCTCGCAATGAAATGCGTCCGGGCAGGATGCAATGATGCCAAGCCACAACCGCCCGGACTTCTAAAGCCGTTTAGGAAACCGTCCCGATCAAGCCGGCGCCTTGGGCCAGTCCTCCTGGCTCAGAACCGGCCATGCCGGCAATTGCGGCAGGCGGGCCAGTTCCACGCAATACCGCCTCCAAGCCGCGAGGCTGGCCTGCTCCGCCGCGCTGGCGATGCCCAGTTCTGCGGCATCTTCCAATGGACGGCGCGCCTGGTAGGCCGCGGCCAATTTGTCCCGCTGGATCTGCAAGGCTTGAGCCGACAATGCGGCGCGTTCGGCCTCCCCATCCACCGTCCAGGCATCGTCTTTCCATATCGCGTAAGCCGGTGGTTCAAGCGGCGTCGCCTGCAAGCTGTCCGGAGTATCGCCTATTCTGGGAACAAGGCGCTGCGCTGTCTGCTTGCTCCATAGCGGTATAGCCCGCCAGTCGGCCTGCAAGCCCCACGCGCCATCGCGGAACACGGCGACCTGCAGCGCTCCTGCCTGCGGCGGCTGTTGCTCTGTCGTGAAACCCGGGATCAGCCAGACCTCCTCCACATCCAGCGGCGAGCGATCCGCCGACGCCAGGCCCAAGTATTCGCCGGTTTGCGGGTGATAGCTGTAAACGATTTTCTGTTCTTGCATGACGAATCTCCTCAGTATTTGACGCAGGCGAGCAGCGCGACATTGCGAGGGCGGGTGGAGCCATAGCCGGAATAAAAACCGACCGCGTCCAGATCCCCTGCAAATTTATTTTCGAGCGGGACATAGGCCCGCCCCATCTGATACCAAGCCTTGCTGACAGGATCGGCGCCCAAGTCCTGGTATGCGTCCTGATTGATATTGGTGGTGTGAATGGGCGCGCTGATGGAGATTGAGTCGAGATTCGGGTCCGAAAACGCCAGCGTTCCTTTCTGCCATGAGCCAAACGCGCGTTTCTCAACGTCCTTGCGACTATCGCCCCAGCCGCGAATGAATTCGCCGCACAGATTAGGCAGATAGAATTTCCCGGCATCCGGGGCAAGCTGATAGCCCGTCGGAATGGTCGGCACCGCAAAATTACCGGCATAGCGGCACACTTTGCTGATTTTCCAGTCTTGGTAGTAAGCCGTGGTGGAGCCCGCGACACCCGGTGCGCCGCCATCCACGCCGAACACCAGCGTGTTGTCCGGGATGGCCACCCGAGTCGCGCTAACCAGGCTCCACACTTGCACCCCATCGACAAACAAACGGTAAGCCGCACCGTCATAGCTTAAGGCGACGTGATACCAGCGTGGCGAGTTGAATACGCCGGCAGTCCCCAGCGATGCATTGGCAAAGAAACTGCCGCTGTTGCACAGCCATACCAGAGGCGCGCGGCTGGCTCTATCTATGGCGATCGTGATCTCGCCGGTCACGGCCGAGGCATTCATGCTGACCAGCCAGGCTGCGCTATAGCCATTGGAATTGCCTGTGCCGGCGAAGGTCGGATAATGCCAGCCCTCGATGGTGAAGGCATCGGCATTGAAAGCGTCGGTCAGGCCGAAAGTCGCATAACCTCCGCCGGCCACCGTCTTCAGGCTGGCGCCGCCGAACTTGGCCTGCTCGGTGGACATGTCCGTACCGCCATACACGACCAGCTGTTTGTTCCAGACGCGGTCCAGCAAGGTATCCGCGGCATCCAGCCGCAGCATCGCTTGCGTGGCGGGATCGACCGGAGCGAAGGTCTGGCCGATCGCCGCGTACAGATTGCCGTAAGTGGACTGGGAGACCTGGGCGCCATTCGCCTTCAGCCAGCCATCGGGCGCATTGGGCATGGAGAAATAGGCGACTTGCCCCGTCGGCGCGGCAGCGCCGCTGACCTGGCCTCCTCCCAGCAAAGGCATACCGTTCACCAGCTCGAACGCCACGTCCAGCTGCGCGTCGGGACTGGCAGGCTTGTCGCCGCAATAGCGTTCCAGGCCCTGCCCCTCCCCGCATCCGGCCCGACCAATCAATAAATAGGCGCTGCGATACTGGAATTTGTCGCTGGCAAACACCGCGCTGCTGGCGCCGCAGCGATACAGCGCCTGCGGCAAGCCGCCGGTCAGGCGATTGCCCTGCGGTTCATCCCAGGTGTACACAATTACGGTGGCGCCATCCGGAGCCGCATTGAGCCAATCCGCCGCGGCCTTGTCCTGGCCATTGCCGCCGCACACATCGAATGTGGCGGAACGGCTCACGGCTCCGGCCGCATCCAATTGCACCATATTGTAACTGCGGGCCACGGGACCTACGCCAACGCCGTCGATCTCGACTCCTGCAACGCCATTCTTCGCCGAATAGCCGCCAGCCCGCACGCGTATCATCCGGCGACTGTTCACTCTGGCCGCCACCTTGGCCAAATCGTCTGCGCTGGCGGCGTCGGCAATTCCGTAGCCGGACAGCGTGGTCGCCTTGTCGGCCTTGCCCGCCAGCAATTTGGTCATCGAGGCTGCGTAATTGGCGTCATTGCCCAATGCGGCCGCTAGTTCCTGCAGGGTATTCAACGCGCCTGGCGCGCCTGAAACAAGGCCGTCCACAGCGGCCTTCAAGTCAGACTTGCTGGCCCCATCGGCAATGCCATAGCCGGCCAGCGTGGTCGCCTTGTCCGCCTTGCCCGCCAGCTTGCCGTCCACCGTCGCCGAATACTTGGGATCGTTGTTCACCGCCGCCGCCAGCTCCTGCAGCGTGTTCAGGTTGGCCGGCGCGCCGGACACCAGGCCATTCACCGCATTTTGGAGATCGGTTTTGCTGGCGCCGTCGGCAATGCCATACCCCGCCAGCGTGCTCGGCTTGCCGGTGGCCACCTTGCTCCAGTCGTGGGCCGGCACGTCGTCGCCGCTCATCTGCCGCGCGGCGGTGACCCGGCCTTTGGCGTCCACGGTCACCATGCCATAGCTGCCCGGCGCCACGCCGCTGTCGCGCAGCGTCAGCTGGCCGCTGACATCCTTGCTGCCATCAAATGCGACATTCCAGCTGCCGTCGCCGCTCATCGTGATGTTGCGCGCGGCGCTCAATTTGACCGCGTTGCCGGCCGGCTGCTTGCCGCTTGCCAGTTCCTCGACCCGGTCTTTCAGATAGGCGGTGCGGTTGGCGAGCTGCTTGCCTTGCAGATTGTCCACGCCGTCCGGCCCGGCCAACACCGGATCGGAGGTTTCCAGTTGGTAAATGCCCGTCTCCCAGACGGATTGTTCTTGCAGATTGGCCATCAGGCGGTTCCTCGGTTGAATTGCTTGTTGCGGCGGATGACGCCGTTGTGGCGATTGGCCACGGCTTGGTATTCCAGGCTGGCCAGCTGGCAGCGCGCCGGCGCGTACAGCGCCAGCATGCGGCGCAGCTGGGCGGCCTGGTCGTTGGTGATGGGCTGGTTCAGCAGCACCCGGTAGCGGTTCCAGCTGTTCGGGTCGCCGTGGACGTAGTAGCCGTTGCGGCGGATGAGGCCGTTGCGCTGCTGGCCAGCCAGGCCTTCGATCAATGTCACTTCACCCAGGCCCAGGCGGCGGATCGCCTCGCGTATCGCCCAGGGCGTGCCCTTGTAGCGGTGCAGCTCGTTGGCGCTGTGCAACAGCGCGCGCCGGGCGTCATCGGACTCGGCCAGCGTCCAGCCTTCCTCGCCGTGGATATGGAATTGCTCGGCCAGCAGCGGCAGCACGTCCGGTTGCACGGTGTCGATCAGGTTGACCAGGAACACCGACAGATCGAGCTCCGGCACCCGTTCGGTGAGCCGGGACAACGGTCCGAAACGCTGGTCGCGCGCCAGGATGGAGGGAATGGCGTCAGTCATCGCTCGCGCCTCCTGGCTGGGGATATCCGCCCGCCGACGACCGGCGCGGGCGAAGGCCGGGTTGCAGATGCATGGAGACCTCCTTGTGCTTGAGAAGAGATAGGGGATGGGACGGAGCGCCTGCGCGGTCCGCAAATGGGAAGGGAGCAATGGCGGCGGAACGGCCGCGGAGAGAAGTCAGTGGGCGTGCATAGCCACACGCAGCACGGCCAGTGGGCGAACACGGCAGCTCAAGGCGGGTTGCGGCATCACAGGTTGAAAACTAGTTTGAGCAGCCTGCCCTACGCTTTCGGAATGGCAATCAACAGGAAAAGGCGGGATACGAGCATCATGCTCAGAGTTTTGGAGGAGGGACATGGACAGGCTCCTTGAAACCAGAGGGGAAGAAAAGCGAGACACCGGCATAGCCGGATTCAGCGAAGGCAAACGGCTGAATGGAAGAAAATGGATAGGACGCTAGAGATCAAACCGAGGGAGGGGTCAGAAACAACTGAAGAAATATCAGCGAAATCAGAAGGGCTGTGACAAGGACAAGAGTGCCCTAGCTTTGACAAAACCGAGGAAAAAAGCCGCCGGGCATCGGGCGACGCCCGACGGCAAAATCAAATCTATAACAAGCGAAGTAAAACTCTAGTTCCGCCACGTACCTCTGACCATCAGACCATGTCGGTCAGGATACGGCCAGCGGCTCAAACCGGCAGTTGCGGCCAGACAATCTGGCTCAAATCCGTCACCGTTTCGGGCAGGTCACGCAACGCTTGGCGATATTTGGCCCATGTGGCCTTCTGATCAGCAGTCAGTACGACGTCCTGCACCTGGGTCCAATCGCAAGCGCGCAAACGTTCATCGCGCTCAATACGCAAAGTTTGCAGAACAGTCGCTTTGCGCGCATCGGCAATCGCCTGTTCGCTGGCGCCAAAGACATCTCGCGCCTCCTGTTCGGATACATTCAAAATCTCCCCTCGCGGGGTTTGCACGGAATGCAGCAGCATGGCAACTCCTTAAATACTGGTGGTTGGGATAATGATGGCGGCAGTCCAAACCGGGTCAACCACCGTTAAGGGAGAGACTTTGATTCCATTCCCTGCATAAGGGGCATTAGGACAGTCTGGATATAAGGCCGAGTCTGCCTGCATCAGAGGCTTCAGGCTTTCGGTTCCCAGGTAGGACTGACCTTGCTGCAGATCGAAGTCGGCCAATATGTCGTAATGCATGCCACCACCACGCAGCCAAATCACACGTCCAATCGAGTCTGTACGCACTTTGGCAACTGCCTGATGATACGCAAAGCCATAATACTCAACTCTTGTCATCCAAAAGTCATACCAACCAGAGCCTCGAATAGACAAATCCAATAACAAGCCAGCGACATGATCTGTGCCAAGAGAAGCAGGATGCGGAGCGTTGTAGTCCCGATAAATCACCAACCTCCCGCACTTTTCTCCAACGCTAAAGGGAAGAGGTACTGGATAGTAAGTATTGGCATCTCCTCCTACTGTAATACCGTAGCGGAACGGCAGTGTCATCGTGCTTCGCGCCCCCTGCCGCCACGCCTCCAGCTCCGCCGTCTTGGCCGCCACCTTGGCGTCGATGTCGGCTTGCTTGCCGGCGACGGTGCTGGTCAGATTGTTCGATGCCGTCACCAGGGCGGCGACCTGTTGCTCCAGACTCATGGTCTCTCCTTCACTTGGGATTCAAAACACTGCGTTGCAGGGTCAGGCATTGCAGCTGAATCAACGCCGCAGCCTGGGCAGTGGCCAGTTCGGCCAGATCGTCGCGGTATTGCTGGCCGCGCCGGTCGAGGTTCAACAGCGCATCGTCATGCCGGTTCAGGCGGCCATCGTGGACGGCCAGGGCTTGTTCGGCACGCTCCTGGCGCAGCTGCTGCGCGCTCAGCTCGCCATCGCGTTTGAGGCCGCGCGCCATCTCGTCTATCTGCGCCGCGCCCAGGCTGGCCAGCTCCTCGCCCAGCGCCAGACTCAAGCCGGCGCCGGTCGACTGGACCGTCACACTGCCCGCCGGCACGCCGGACAGGGCCAGGTCGAAGGCCAGCAGCAACTCCAGTCCGGCCTGCTTGTAAGCCAGCGCCTGCTTCGGATCGGACCAGATAGCCAGCGGCTGGCCGCCCTCCAGGATGAAGGCCACTTCGCGTACCCAGAACTCGGTCTGGTCGCTGGCCAGCGCGGTCAGATGCAGCTGGCGCGGGCCCTGGCTCTGGCCATCGGCGATCGGGTACCGGACGATTTCGTTGCGCAATCCGGTTTGGCCCGCATCCGGCTGGTAGCCGGCATCGCCGAGCGCGACATGGGTGATCCTGAGCTGGACGCCGTCATGGCTGGCCAGCTGAATCGCAGCCAAGCCGCCATCCAGGATCTGTGGAATCAATGGGTTACTGCTCATCGCGGTTCATCTCCATTGGAAAACGCGCCACCGCTAACGACGTCAAAGCGCCTGCGAAACGCAGCGGCTGCGATAAAGGTTTGGCCGGATTCGGCCGACACTCGGCGCCGCTGCGGTTCAGCGCCCACCCCTGCATGGCGCCGGCCCAACGCAAGGGTTGGTTGAATACCGCGCCGATCTTGAAGCCGTAACTGCTGCGCGCCGGTTTGACGTGCTCGATCATTCGCCTCAAGCGGGCATACAAATCCGGATTGAGCAGCGCCCGATCCGACATCAGGTTGTCGTTGGCCCAGGCGGTGAGATCGAAGGTATAGGGCTGGCCGGAGCCCTTCTGCTCCCACCACTCCTTCAGCTCGATCTCGATGCCCAGCACCCGGAACACCTCGTTCACCGCCCAGCGCGTGCCCTTGTAGCGGTGCAGTTCGATCGCGCGCTTGATCAGCTCGCGCTGCTGCGTCTCGCTGGGAGCCAAGAGCCAGCCTTCGTCGCCGGAGACGTGGAACTGCTCGGCCAGCAGCGGCAGCAGCTTGGGCTGCGCGCAGTCCACCAGGTTGACCAGCAGATCCATCGTGTCGAAGCGGCCTTGCGTTTGTGGATTGGCCTCGTCCCCGCGCGGCACGCCCAGACGGCGGGTCAGTTCGGCCAGCGGGCCGAAGCGGGCGTCCCGCGCCAGCAGGCCCGGCGTCGCGTCCTTAGCCATTGTTTAGGCTGTCCACGGTCAGGCCCGCGATGCCGTTGGTGCAGTGCGCCCAGCCGTAGGACGGCACTTTCTGGACGGCGGCCGGCTGCTGCAGATTCACCTGGTACACGCCCGGCACCGACAGCGCCGCCACCAACTGCGAGGGCACGATGTCGTTGCCCAGCTTGGCCTGCTGGGTCTGCAGATAGGCTTGCAACGCGTCTTGCGCCCGCTGCAGCACCTGCTTGGCGTCCGAGCCGGCGTAGAGCTGCAGGCTGGCGACGACCTGGTAGGCGAATTCCACCGGCGGCTTCACCGACACCTTGTCGGTCAGCGGCCGCACGCGGTCGGCGCTGCAGGTATTGGCCACCTTGGCCCGCAGGTCGTCGCTGGGCAGTCCGCCGCTCACCAGCGGATACAGCCATACCTCGCCCGGCTGCGGCACATCCGCCGGCTTGCCGCCCTCTTCCAGGTTGTTGGCGCTGACCACCGCCACGTCGACGATGCTCTGGTCGGCGCGCAGCGCGTGGTGGCGATAGGCGGCGGCGCTGCCGGCCACGCTGAACGATTCCGGCGCCAGGCGGATGCGCTGGCGCAGCCGCTCGTCGTCCTCGGCGTCGGCGCCGCCGGCGCTGACTTCCGTGTTCCTAACGGTCACGTTCACGCTCAGGTCGTCCACCAGCTGGTTGATGGCGCCCGGCTCCTGGCCGTTGCCGTCCATGCCCGGTTCCACCGCCACCACGGCCAGGGTCGTCGACACCTCCTGGTCCTTCAAGATGTTCACCACCGCTTCATCGATGGTCTGGAACTGGATGTCGCCGCGGCCGGCCACCAGCGTCTGCCGCTTGATGACCACCGTCTGCGGCGCGCCGGGCGCGAAGGTGAAGCTCACCTTGCTGCGCGCCGGCTGGGCCGGCAGGCGGGTGACGCCCACCAGCTCGCCCAGGTAGTCCAGCATCGGCGCGCGGGCGAAGGCCACCAGGTTTTGCCGCCCGGCGTCGTTGAAGGCGGCGCGCGCCACGCTCTCGCGGTAGGCGATCAGGTCGATCAGCAGCCGCTCCACCTGGCCCGGATACAGCGTCTTGCCGGCCATGTTCTGGTAGGCGGTGATCAGCTCGTTGGTGATCTGCTGCGGATCGTCGTCGATAAACTTCGGAAGGTCGGTCGTCGTCTGATTCATGGCTCTTGTCCTAGATTCACAGCCTGAGTTCGGTTTCGCGGATCACGCCGTCGGCCAGCTTCCATTGCGCGCACAGATGCGCGCCGCCGTCGGCCTCGATGCTGAACAGCACCTTCAGCAGCTGGATGCGCGGCTCGCCGTACAGCGGATGGCTGATCGCCGCCACCGCTTCCCGCACCACGTGCGGACGAGCGCGGTCCACCGGGTAGTCCAGATAGCGGAACAGGTCGCTGCCGAACTCCGGCCGCAACGGGTCGCTGCCCTTGGGCGTGCCCAGGATGATCCGCAGCGCCTGGTGGATGTCGTCCAGGTTTTCCACGATGTCGGCGACGCTGGCGCCGGGCTTGGCGTCGCGCGGCTGCAGCGCCGGCTGCCAGTGCAGGGATGAGATGTCGGTTAGCTGTGTCATGGTGTCCATGGTGCCAAAGCGCCGCAGACGCGGCTTTTCAAGAAATTTAGGAAAAAAGTAGAAGCGGACGCGGATAAAGCGTGACCGCCTCCCGGCACGGCAGGCCCATGCCCCAGCGCAGCGAAGCCCCGCCGTCCAGCCGCCCCCGCTGCCAAGGCAGCACGGTGACGGTTTCGACGCCGCCATGGGCCGCGCCCAGGCGCAACGGTCCTTGCTGGCGCAGCTCGCGCCGCGCCTGCGGATAGACGCTGGCCACCTCGCCGCCGGCGGAAACGGCGGCCACGACCGGCAGCCGCTCGCGCAGTTCCACCCGCAAGTCCAGGCTCTCCAGCCGGGAGCGGGCGTTGCGGTACTGGTCCAGCATCTGCCGCAGCGCCTGGTAGGTGGCTTCGCCCAGGCCGCGGCCGGACAAGTCGAGATCGACCTTGAAATGAAAGGGCCGGCCCTGGTACTCGAACCACTCGCTGATGCGGCCGTCCAGGCCCAGTGTGGCCAATACCCGCTGCAAGGCCCAGCGCGTGCCCTTGTAGCGGTGCAGCTCTATCGCCTGCTTGATCAGGTCGCGCCGCTGCGCCTCGCCGGCGGCCAGCTGCCAGCCCTCGTCGCCGGCCACGTGCAGTTGCTCGGCCAATAGCGGCAGCAGGGCCGCGTCCACTTGGTCCACCAGGTAGACCAGGAAGGGCGCCAGATCGATGCGCAGCAGGCGCCGGCTCAGCTCGGCCAACGGCGACAGCCGCTTGTCGCCGGCCAGCACGTTGGGGGTGATGTCGGTCATCGGATAGCCTTGGGGAAGGCGCGCCAGCCGGGATGGCCGGGCGTGGGAAAGAGGAGAGGCCGGCGGCGCGCGGCCGCCGCCCGGGGATCAGGCGCCCCGGGAGAACAGCTTGAGAGAGGAACGCCAGAAACCGCCGGCATTGGCCGCATCGCCTGCCGGCGCGGCCAGCGCGTCCGGCGATTCGACCAGCTGCCGCAGCCTGGCCAGCGCGTTCTCGGCCGCCGCCCGGGCGGCATCGGCGTCGGCCGCCTGGCGCACCGCCTCCTTGCCCGCCAGGCGCAGCGCACGGATCGCGTACAAGGCCTGGTCGCAGGCGGCGGCCTTGACCAGGATGCCGTCGGCCGCGTCCTTGCCGCTCAAGCCCTTCGCATCGGCCCAGGCCCGCACCGCCGGCGGCGCGTCGCCCTTGCAGCCGCCGTCCTTATAGGACTGGGCCTCGGCGGCGGCCTGCCGGTATTCCAGCGCGCGCAGCTCGCTGCCGACATACAGCTGGCTGGCGGCGTCGGCCGCGGCGTCGAGCCGGCCACAGGTTTCCAATCTGAATTGCTCCAGCTGCTGTTGCGCCAAAGCATCGTCTACAATCCAGGCCTCCCCATTCCAGGCATGCGACACGGACGGACGCAGCGGACGCAGCTCGCCATCGTAGGACAGCAAATCGGCTACCATTTTCATCGAACGACCTCCCAGGTCAGCACGGCATTGACGCAATTGGCGAAGCTGATGGCCAGGCCGGCGTCGTAATCGGCCTGCAGCATGTTCTTGTGTCCCATCCCCATCAGGTGCTCGTCGCTGTTGACGCCGTCGACGTCGCCCAACTGATGCTCCAGTTGCAGCACCTGCCACATCGACTTGCCGGCGACGTGGTCGAACATGCCGGTGCAAACCGACGCCGTGGTATCGCCGACCACATTGCTTGAGGTGACAATGACCGAGTTCCCAGGCACCCAGCCCAAAGAAACGCCGACGGAGTAGGTAGCCGCGCTCCGATTCGGCGCCGCATACCAGTAGCCGGCGCCGGTCCAGCCGGCGGAGCCGTGCATGACGGAGGAAATGGCCGTGGCGTGCGGCGTGACGATGCCGGTGGAGATGCGGCCGGTTTTGACAAAGGGATCCAACGGCAGATAGACCACGCCGTTGCCGTTCATCGTCGCCGACCAGGCATCCTGGCCGCGGTTGATCACGCGCTGCACCGTCGGCGCGCTGCCGGCCGCGCCGGTGACGATGCGGGCCAGGCAGATATCCAGCGCCGTGGAGAAGAAGCCTCCTCCGCCAGCGGCGGCGGGATTGCCCTTCAGCGAGTCCGGCTTGGCATCGCTCAATGCGCCGCGTTGCACATACAACGACAGCGCGCCGCCAACGACTTGGCCGCGCAGATAGTATTCAGCATTGGCCTGCAATGCCGGGCTGGTCCAGGCCGCGGTGACGAAGGTCCGCATTCGGCCGCTCTGCCCCGCCACGACTTCCTGGGCCAGGCTCAGCGACACGCCGGCCGGCACCGACACGGTGCCGCCCTGCCCCGCCACTGCTGCCGCGACGACCGCCACGCGGTTGCTGTCCGCCGTCGACACCACCGGCGGCGGCAAGGCCGCCAACGGAAGCGCCAGGTCGGTGCCCAAGCCGAGATCGTCCACCGTCGCCGGATTGCTGCCGCCCACCACCTGTCCCCTGGCATTGACGGTGACGCTGCGGTAGGTGCCCGCCGCCACGCCGGTGTTGCCGGCAATCTGCGTGAAGGCCAGCGCGGTCGTGCCCAGCGCGATGGGCGACGGCGTGGTCAGCTGCCACAGCGACCCGCCGTTGGCCGCGCCCTGCTCCACCGCGACAAACAAGCCCGGCGTCACTTCCAGGCTGATGTTGGCGTCGGCGGCGCGCGCCCAATTGCCGGTACCGGCCAGGTAGATGCCGTTGTCGGCGCCGGCGGCCTGGTTCTTGACCAGCACCCGGTCGCCCAGCTGCAGCACCACGCCGTCCACCGTCTGCAGCCCGGCCAGCGCGATGGAGCCGGTGGTGGCGGCCCGGACCGACGGCTTGCCGTCCAGCTTGGCCAGCTCCTCGGCGATGCGTTGATCGACGCTGCCGCGGGTGGCCAGCACCACGCTCGGGTCCACCATCAGCGTCACCGCCGCGGCATTGGACACTTCCAGGATCATGCGCACGTAAAGCTGCTTGTTGGCGCCGTCGGCCAGCACCGGCTTGTAGCTTTCCGGAAACTTGCCCACCGCGAACAGCGCGCCGTCGGCGTCGAACACGCCCACTTCGCGGATGGTGAAGCCGCCCACCTGGTCCGGGATCACCAGCTCGGCGACGATCCAGTTGGGATTGGCCGGGTCGGTGGACAGGTGGTTGAGGCCGGCGCGCCAGGCCTCGCTCTTCAGCGCGGTCTGGCTTTCGGTCGGCGTGTAATACGCGCCGTTGTCGCCCTCGCCCACCGCCATCTGGCTGAGCTTCAGCGGCGCGCCGCCGCTGGCGGCCGCGGCCAGCTTGGCCTTGCCGACGGCGGTGAGCAGGGTGAAGAAATCGTTGTTCATCATGGTCTCCAATCAAACTGCGAATAAGATTGCGCGGCGGCTCACAGCGGCGGGCTGGTCGGGCCGTGCGCGCCCATGTGGTTGTGGCCCACCAAGCTCTTGCCGCTGGCGGTGACATCGCCGCTGACGCTGACGCTGCCGGTCACCGTGGCGCCGCCGCCACCGGACACCGCCAGGCCGCCCTGGCCGGTGATCGCGCCCTGCACCGTCAACGTGCCGCTGATCTCGGTGGCCGGCGCGTCGATGCTGACCTTGCTTGCAGCCTTGATGGTGACCGTCTGGCCGCCGTCTATGGTGATGCTGGACGCCGCCCGGATCTGCACGTCGGCCTGGGTGTCCACCACCACGTGCTTGACCCCGCCGTTGACGGTCAGCTGGTTCTGCTTCCGGTCGTACTCCAGCACCGCGCCGTCGGCGAAGCGGCGCTGCCATTTCTCCTTGCTCACCACCGGCACCGCGTCGGCCTCGGAATAGATGGCGCCCAGCACCACGCCGTCCTCGCCGCGGGCGTCCATCAGCACCGCCACCTGCTCGCCAACGTCGGGCAACCAGTAGTCCTTGTCCTTCAGGCTTTTGCGGCTGAGCACCGGCAGCCAGGCGGTCAGCAGCTGGCCCAGTTCCGGCAACCGCACCCGCACCCGCTGGGTGGCGGCGTCCTGTTCGGCCACGCTGCCGAATTTCAGCGTGGCCAGCGCGTCGGGCAGGGAAACATCGTTCATTTCTTCTCCTTGGCCGCGGCGGGCGCCGCGCGTTTCAGGTCCAGTTCGCAGATATAGCCTTCCTGCCGCGACAAGCGGTGGCGGGCGCGCTCGATCAGGTAGCGGCCGGACAGCTTGCCGAAGCCGGACAGCTCCACGTTGCGGCCGGCGGCCAGCTGCGGCGAGCCGTCCACGGTGACGCTCATCTCGGTGCGCGCCAGCTGGCGGCGCTCCATCTCGGCCTTGGCCTGCAATTCCGCCTGCTCGCGTCCGCCGGACTTGCGGGTGAGCTTGACCACGTCGGCGCTGCTGGCCTTGCCGCCGGGCGCGCGCGCGTCGCCCCCCACCCGCGCCGTCTGCAGCTTGCGCTTGTGCGGGTCGTGGTAGCTGACCTCCACCGCGCTGGGCACCTGCGACAGCTGGTCGCGCGCGCGCCAGGAAATCAGATCGGCCGGCGCGAACCGGCGCACGCTGGCCGACGCCACCAGCTCGGCGCGCTTCCAGAACACCAGCTTGCGGTTGTTGTCCATCACCTTGCAGACGTAGCCGTAGTGGCTGGACACCCGCTGCAAGAATTGCAGGTCGGTTTCGTGGTACTGGGTCAGCCGCTCGATGGCGACGTCCTCGATCTTGCCCTCCAGCTTCATGCCATGGCGCTTGGCGATCCTTTGCGCCAGCGCCTGCAGCGTCAGCTTGTCGTAGGCGCGGCCCTCCGGCGTGCGCAGCGGATGCTGGACGCCGGTGGCCAGCGCGCGGATGTGGACCACCGACGGCGGCGCGCTGTAATCGACCTCGTCCACGTCGAAGCTGCCCAGCGCCACCAGCGCGGCGCCGCGGTAGCCCAGCTTGAAGTCCAGCGTCGCGCCCTTGTCCGGATACCAGCCGTTCAGCCAGCGGCCGTCGCAGTCTTCCAGCTCCACCTCCAGCTCGTCCGATTCGCCGGACAGGTGGTCGGTGTAGCTGATGTTGAGCGCGTACTGGGCGATGTCGGCGGTGATGGACTTGCCGTTGTAGCTGAGCTCGAACACCGGCGCCGCCACGTCCTGGATGCGGCTGTCGCTCATGCGCGCCTCCATGGCGGCAGCTCGTCCAGCGCGGCTTCGTCGCTGGCTTCAAGCAACGGAATGGCCAGCTGGGTGCCGGCCGGCAGCGTCTCGCTGATCGGCGCCTGCGGATTGGCGGCGATCAGCATCACCATCTGGCCGACGTCGCCGTAGTAGCGCCAGGCGATCTGGTCCCAGCGCTCGCCTTCCTGGCAGGTATGCTTGAGAAACATGGTTCACTCCAGAATGCGGCGCAGCACCGCTTTGGCGGCCAACTTCGCCATTTCGATGTCGCGGGTCGGCCAGTTCTTGTCGATGTCGCGGACCACCGCCTCCGCCTTGCCCAGCTTGTCGGCGACGTTGTCCAGCGTGCAGCCCTGCATCGTTTCGGCCAGCGCGCCAAGCTGGCGGCCCATGGCCTGAAACTGCGGGATCAAGGGCTTAATGCTCTCAGCCAGCCGCGAATACGGCTGGATGAACTGGTTCAGTCGCTCCACGCCCTGGGCGATGCCCGGCACCGCGGTCTGCACATCCTTCAGCACGCCGGGCACCCGGCCCAGCGCCGACAGCGGATCGCGCCGCGCCAGGTCCTTCAGCTCGCGCACGTCGTTGACCACCTTGCGCGCCTGCACCGCCATGGTCTTGGCCTGGGACAGCGCCTTGCTCAGGCCGGACAGGTCCGGCTTGAAGCCTGCGCCGGCCAGCGATTGCTGCAGCTTGGCCTGCGGCAGGCCGCTGACGCTGCCCAGCAGGCCGGGCTTGGGCGACGGCGCCGCCTGGCCGCGGAACTCGCGCAGCGACAGCTGCGCCTCCACCGCCAGCAGATTGCCGCTGCGGTCGCTCTGGCGGCCGGTGCTGGTCAGCTCGGTGATCACGAAATGGCCCTTGTGATCGCCGTTGCCCAATACCAGCGCCAGCGCCTGGTGCGCCTGGCGGGCGGCGTGCAGCCGCTGCAGCTCGGCGTCCGGCTGGCAATAGGCGGCGTGCAGCACCAGGTCGATGCGGACCTCGTCCAGACGGTCGCCGACAAATTGCAGCACCGGTTTGCCGCCTATCCGCGCGTGCTCGGCGTAATCGCTGCCGCCGCGCTGCTCCAGGCCGTCGAAATAACTGATCAGGTCGAACTCGATGTCACCCAGTACCGCGTACATCGTTTGCTCCTTTCCTCATGGATGCGTCTCCTCAGCCTCGGGCCGCGTAGCTGCGCCGCTGCCGGTCGGCCTCGTAGCGCTTCATCATTCGCTCGAACTCGGCGAAGGACAGCTGCATCGCTTGCTGCGCCTGCTGCTTGACCCCGGCGGCCGACGCGCCATTGACGGTGATTTGCGGCGAGAAGGTGATGTTGAAGGCGGCGGCGGGGCCGGCTGGCTTGGCCGCGGCCTTGTTGGCTGCTTGCTGGATGCGCTGCAGCTGTTGCGCCTGCTGCGCCTGGGCGGCCGGCTTGGCCGCAGGCTTGGGCACGGCTTTGGCCTGAGCCGCCGGCTTGGGAACGGCCACCGGCTTCGGCGGCGTTACCGGCTTGGGCACCCCCGCCGGCTTGGGCACCCCCGCCGGCTTCGGCGCCGCGCTCGGCTTGCCTGCCCAGTTGCCTATCTTCTCGCCCAGCCATTCGCCGCCCTTTTGCCCCAGCCAGCTGCCCACCTGCCGGCCGACAAAGGTGCCGACGCCGGGCAGCAGCATAGTGCCGATGGCGGCCCCGGCCGCGCCGCCGGCCAAGGCCCCGGCGGTGCCGCCCAAGGTCTTGCCGTAGGCGGCCGCCTTGGCTTGCGGGCTCAGATTCGACTGGCTGGTGGACAGCAGGTCCATGCCCACGCCCAGCAGATCGGCCTTGCCGATCAAGCTCTTCAGGCCCTTGCCGCCCTTGCCCAGCGCCTGCAGCCCGGTCTTCAGCAAGCCGCCGCCGGACTTGCCCGGCTTCAATCCGGACAAGGCGTTCTTGCCCTTGTCCAACAGACCGCGCGCGTTCTTCAGCGCATTGCCGGGTTTGGCCGGCAGCTTGGCTACGGGCTTAGGCTTGGGCACCGGTTTGGCAGCGGCCTTGGGCTTGGCGGGAGATTCGGCCTTGGCCTTGGATGGAGGCCTGGCAGCGGCTCCGCTCTTAGGCGCCGTCTTGGTCGCCGTTTTCGCTGCCGTTTTCGGCGCAGGCTTGGCAGCGGGTCGTTTTTTCCCCTTACCGCCCTTGCCGCCGGCTTGGGATCCGCCGTCGGCCTCGTCCCCGCCCAGCAGGGTGCCGGCGGCGGCCATCGTTTTCTGGAAGACATTGCCCGACGCGCCGGCGTAGGCGCGCAAAGCCTTGCCTGCCATCCCGCCGGCCTTGGACACGGTCTTGCCCAGCTCCTCCAGTTGCCCCAGGCCGCCCAATATCGAATCGACGCTGGGCAGCACGCCGCCCAGCTTGGCGTTGAGCTTGCCATGCACGTAATCCAGCGCTTCGCGGCCCTCGCCTTTCGACAGCGCGGCATGCAGCCTGCCGCTGGCGTCGGCGATCACCGCCCCGCCGCGCTTGGCGTAGTCGGCGGCGCCGGTCAGGCTCTTGCCGGCGTTGCCCGGCTTCAGGTCCGACCATTTGACGCCGTCCAGGCTGCGCAGCGTCACACC